ATAATGAATAAAGAAGAATATTATATTAGTGATTGGGATATGATGATGGATCAATGGCCAGATTGTCCTGTTGATGGTTGTAAAAATAAAATAAATTTAAATTTAAATAGTGGTAAATGTTTCCCACATTCCGAGGGAAGTTACCATTGGAAAAGTTTTAAGATTTTGTTTAAAAATACATTTATAAATTCACCAAGACTTTTATGGAGAAAAATGAGAGAAATACAATGAACTTAAATGAATATATAATAGACGAATTCCCATCACCAGAATATGATAGGAATTTTATAAATGACTTGGTTAATAATTACTCAGGTGATACCAATCCTAATGGTGATTTACTGGATAACATGGGGTTATATAACTATATATGGGAGTGTTTAGTCGCAATAGAACATCCAGGTACAGAATCTGCAGATACGGAGTCACTATTGGATGATTTAGATGACTTGGTATCTGATGTGAATGAAGCTGAGAAGGATAAAAAATATAAAGTAGTGCTAGCACCATCCTTTCCTGAGGAGTACCGCTCAGTATTTGAAGATATACTGGAAGATTGGGAAAAAGAAGATAAAAAAAGTGAAAAAAAGGCTTGACTTGTATAGCTTTTATGTTGTATATTAGAGTAACGAATAAAGAAAGAAAATAATGTTAAACTTAATAAACTTAAAAAAAGAACTCAGGAAATTAGATAGTCTTTCAGAACTGAACGATTTATCAACTTTCATTAATGAGTGTAAAACTATGTTGGGTAAATCTTCACTAAGTGTTGGAGATAATGTCTTTGTGGTTCAGAAAACTAAAAAGACTCCAGGAGTTATCACTAAGATGAAGGTTAAGAAAGCCATTGTTGAGATGAGTGGTATGTTATATAATGTTCCATTAGCAATGTTAGAATTAGCCTAATATGTATAAATTTATTAATGGAATTCAACCAAATCCAATCAAAGGTGATTTTGATGGGGCTATGGATAGATTACTTGAAAATATTCATAAAGACTACGAAAAATGGCGTGGTGGTTATGAGAAATTAAACGAGAAACTATCATTAAAACCAGGTAGGAAATTTATAAAGGTTATAAGAGGTGGTTCAGTTTGGGGATTTGTCGCTAAAACTGATGGTGTTCATAAAGGATTACCAATAAAATCTGGTGATGTATTAAAAGCCGCTGGTTGGAGTGCTCCCGCTAAACATACTCGTGGTAATATATTTGATAAGAATCAAGATTATTTTCAATGGACAGGACCCAATTATTTATAATTAAGCGTTAAATTTACCGTGAGCGATAATCTCGTCATCTCCCTCTAATACATAACCTATAGAACTCACATCTACTTTAAGATAAAACGCTGCGCCTGCTTGTTCTATTTCTAATGCATCATGTTCCATATATTGACCATTTATAAAAAATACAAAATCATCTTCACTCGTTGCAGTAATTCCTGTTGGGGCTGATGCTGTAACTGCTGAAAAACTAGCCGTGGCATATCCAGTAAGTTCATTTAACGTAGCCACGGTCACAAATGACGAAGCTTTCTTAACATAAGATTTTCTCAAATAATCTAATCTATGTTGAACATATATTTTTGAAGTAGCGGCATTATCTACACTTGCTGTTGCAGGTAATCCTAATACTTCTCCCCCACCACTAAATGTTAAATCGGCGTTACTCCCCATAGTAGAAGATGCAAGTGAAGTAATTGTTTTGTTGGTTAATGTATCGGTTGTAGAAACACCAACTATATTAATATTTGCTCCAGTAGCATTATCTAATGCCCATCTTGATTCAGAATGATCCCATATTAACTGTGCGTTTGTCGCACCACTTCTACCAACTCTCATTCCAGCGTCCGCTGAACTTAACGCAGTGGAACCTGTAAAATTTAAATCTATAATTGGATCTTCTACTTGCATTGTAGCAACATTTGCTACACTTTGACTACCCTCTACAATTAAATCACCATAAATTTTCAATGATCCAGTCATATAACCCGCTGGATTTAAAGTCATTATTAACTGACTACCATAACTTCCAGAAGTATATATATTACCACCAGTATCATCATATAAATAATAATTTGCACCTTGTACAATCCCTGTAAGACCTGCATCTAGAGAACCAGTTCCTAAATCATCTTGAGTAAAGTCATCCCAAATTACATCATATAATCCCGTAGCTGGGTTTATAGCACTACCAACTCTCAAAACTTGTTTTGCAATTGTTGAAGCTTGTGCTTGTCTTGTTAAATCAATTAATGCCATAATTTAATCCAAATCTATTGGTTGTATTTTATATCTAAAAATAATTTGATCTCCACTTTTTAAAGTTATACCCTTAATAGTCCCCGCTACTCCACTGGTGTCATTAGTTTTTTTTCTAAGCCTTACTTTTTTATAATTATCAGCAAAATAAAAGTCTGTGCCTATTGCAGTTGTCCATGGCGGTTTACTAATTTGTTGAATTTGATTAACTGAAAACTTAAAAGAAGCAGGTCTAGGTTGATGTTTCGAAACAGAATGAAATACACTTAAATCAAACTCCTGATAATCTGAAGTAGATGTAGATATATCAGTAAATCCTAATTCCCTTACTCTTTCCCTACTAAAATCTTTCATCGCCCCCATAGACATAATATCATATTTAATCGTTGGAGCTCCGTCTAAATTATTCATTCTATAAGGTAAATTTGAACCTGACTCATCAGTAAATTCAATTTTATCAGCATTAAATATTGATTCGCTTACCGCCGAAACAAATTTCCTTAAATTTCCCTTATATCCTTCTAATTGTGTTATCATACTATTATCAAACTATAGTTTATTGTAATATTATCATTTACATCTAAATCAATACCCTGTATTGTATTTGCGCTACTATGTTTTTTATTAATACTAATAAATCCAGCACTTGATGAAGACATAAAAAAATCTTTGGAACTTGTCGTATCCTCTTGATTAGCTGGACTAGTTAAAATTTGACCATTTATTCCAACTGAAACAGACCCATTTCTTATTTTATGTCCTGAAGGTATCGATATAGTATAATTTTGTCTATCTGGTGTAGGCACAGTATCCAATGAAGAAGATTGTGACCCAGACATATATGTAAATTGTTCCAAAAAAGAAGCACTTACATATCCAAGAGTCAAAACCGCTTTAATATCTGCTGAACTAGTAGGCTCTCCACCATATCTCATTATATATCTAGTATCTCCACCATAGATATTAGTAAATTGTAAATCTTGTATTTCTTGACCTGATGAAGGTGACACTCCTCTAATAAAATCTGTTGCGCCCGCCAATCCACTTGGTAAACTCGACCCCAATGCTGTTCCTAAAATCCTAACTGTTTCAGTTTTAGTATCTGGTCTATACATTGTTGAAAAACTTCCATCTGTTTCATCCATAATATCTATTCTTGATGGACTAAAATATTTTGTAGTAGTAACATAATCATTAAATGATTCTGGAACCAAATATCCCCTAAAACTAAAAGAAAAGGTAGTTTTAATAAGACGTTCATTATCCGCCATCTCTGTATTATTTTCAAAACTATCTATATTTACTTTAAATTTAAATTTTCCAGGTTCTCCCCAATATGCTCCATCAGAATAATTAATTTTTTCAACTATAGCATTCATTTGTTCAATAAACGGTGTCCAAATTATACATTCATATGTCATTGTCATATAATCTGGCATTGCCACAGTATAATATTCTTTTGATTTTGTTAATCCTTTTTGAACATTAAACTTATCATATCTATTTTTACTTGTATATTTTCTTTCAAAAGTATAAAATAATTTTGGGTCATTAGCATCTAACTTATCTACAGGTAAAGTTTCATCTTTTTGTATAGACGACCTTCTAAAAACAATCAAAGGTGTAATTAATTGTCTTTTTTTATCTCTCAAATGACCTGTTTTACGAATAGATTGCCATCTTTCAGGATTTGCATATAAAACTGGTACCTTTACAACTTCACCAGCTTCCATAATTGTAGGTTGTATCACATTAGTAAAATAATACATAATAGCCGCATCATGATCCATCAATGTAACTTCTACATTTTTTACATTATCACCACGTTTTTTGGCAAGTCCACGATTCATAGATAGAGTAGTAAATCTTTGTCTAATATTTCTTGGTATGGGTTTTGATCTAGCCACTAACTACCTCTTTGCCTTTCAATTTGTAAATTAGATCGTCTTATTAAGAATGAATTACACACAACAGACCAATTACTATCAACTTGCCCACCAACAAGTTGATTCTCATTCATAGTTCCTACTTCAAAATGTGTATAATTCCAATCGAAGATATCACCTGGTTCAATAACTAAACTCAATTCTGTAAGATATTCCCTTTCAAACCAAAATTGTGCAGTTTGTCTTAAATCAGCTCCAAATTCTTCTGTATTAAAATCAAAATCATCAGCTTGTATTAAACAAGGTAATTTAACACCATCTAAATATGTTTTACCTGCAGACGCTTCCCCATACAGATTTGTCATAGTATCTGCAGCTGATATTCTATATAATACACAGGTTTGATTGATAATTCCATCTTTTTCATTTTTTAAATTACCAACCAATTCTCGATTTATAGAAGTAAAAAAATTTCTATCTGTTTGACTTAAAAAACGACTTGGCATATTTTAATCCTATTTTACATAAATTGGTAAAGGTACTTTTTGCAATTTTTCTAGTAACATATCTGATTCATCTTTATCTCTTTCCATCAATGATCTACGAGTTGAGTCCTCTAACATTTCACGCAACTGAGTAATTAAAATTTCTTTTTCTGTAGATGCTTCACTTCGTAATGAATCTCCATCTAAAGTAGTTTCAGAATTTGGAATTGGAATACTCGTATATTTACCTCTAATTGCTCCTAACAGTTCTTTAGCTAATGCTAATCCATACTTTCTAATCCATTGTTTACCAACATCATTAATTTGACTATATACCATATTATTATATGGTACATTAGAAAAGTCTGATATAGAAGCCAATGAAGATCCACCGTGATCAGTGCTAGTTGAATCGTCCTTTTCACTTGTTACATAATAGTCAAACCATATTGTAAAAGGAGTTGTTGGAGCTGGAAATATTCTAACTCTATTATCCACCAAATGAAATGAATATGCTGATTTTCTAATTGAATCATTCATTTCAATAGCCTGCAATCTTAATAAATCTTCAAATATCGGCATCATTGTGAAGGTTACTGCAGGTGACATTCCCCCAAATCCGAATCCTTCTATCATTTTATGAGTTCCATATCCAGTAGTTGCATATGGGTCAAAATATCTTTGAATTGCAGGAGTTGGTCCATGAAAAAGTCGTCTAACTTCTATAGCGTTACCACTTTCTGATACATTTGCCCATAATGCATTTAAATCATAAACTTGTGAACCACTATTAGCAGCAATAGAACCACTTCTTAAAGTTACATTACCACCAACGGGTAAAGAAGCTTCCGTACCATATCTATTAGATAATTTAACCGTTCTACCTAGAGTAGGGGTAACATTTCTATGTGTCAAATTAGATCCAGTAGATTGACCTGTCAAATTAAACAAATTATCTTTAATATTAAATTGATTAACTTGAGCGGAATATTCAGTAACGGATTCTTCGTAAATTGCATAAAACGATCCAGATTGCATTTCAACATCCATTATTGGATATCCCAATCTTTTAGCACACCAGTCTGAAAATCTGTCAACAGAATTAATTCCAGTTCCAGAAAATTCTGTATCATTATCGTAAATCCCAAACGGAGTTTGAGATGCTGAAAATGAACTACTTCCTGGCCATATTGCTGTTTGTGGCATTATAATCTCCTAAAATATATATATTTCTTCATCTATAAATATAACACCCCCTATAAATAGGGATATTTTAACTGGTAAATCTTCCATATCATGTTAATTTATCTATTGATTTTTTAAGTGTTTTAAAATTCTTAAATGCATCCATGTAAAATCGTTTAACTGCCTTTACTTTACCAAGTGCATTTGCTCTACCAATTTTATTTAATGATATCATCACATTGTCTAATTGAATTGGAACGAGTTTTTTATAATCCAGCTCGTTAAGTATTTCTTCTCTAATGATTTCTTTTAATTTTGATTTAGTCATTTTCATTTTGTAAACCTTCCATACTTATCCTTCTTTACCACTCTATTTTTTAACATCAGGCATCTATCATCATATTTAACTTGACCCTCTGTTTTCCCATACTTATCTTGAAACCAGGGAAGTGAAAAACGACCTTTTGCTTTCTTTTTTAATTCTACTATTGTTTCAGCATTGTGTTTTTTACCATACATTCCGTTTTTGTAGCCAGTATTTATATCTTTCATTTTTTCTATAAACTGTTTATATTCTGGAGTGTCTTTTCTTCCTTTCCACATATCTCCACCATGTGTAGTATCTCTTTGAGTATTGTATCCATCAAATCCTTCATATTTTATAATATACGCCAATTCCACCTCACACATATCATTTTTAGAACAAATTGCAAGTTTTTCAACTTTCATTTTTTCCCACCCATATTTTCTAATTGATTTGTATAATGGGTAATTATATTTAACTGTTTTTTCATTAAAAGCTAAACTCTTATGCGACGCCATCCTATGACTAAATCCATGCGTCCTACCTATATAGTTTTTACCACTTGGACTTGTTATTTTGTATATTGTTATTTCCATAATACTCTCCATATAGTAATAAATAGTTTCGGACATAAAAAAAGCCCCCAATAAATGAGGGCTTATTTTATTTGAGATTAAAAATCTCGGACGACTAACTGACCAAACTATTATACATAGTTTACGTCTGCTACAACGATTTGACCATAAAATTCTGGTCTCACCATTTTCTTAGCATAACGGGTCATTACCCCTTTACGAGGTGTAAAGTTAGCTGGATCATAAACAAGAGGTGTCATGATCAAAGGAACGTATGGAGCATAAACCGCACCAGTTTCTAAGAAGTTAGATCCACGGAATCCAATAAGGACTACGTTTTCTAACATATAAGGATTCTTATAAACTGTATATCGACTATTCAACATACCGACCTTCTGTACACCCATTGCAAATGAGCTATTTGATGCATTACCATCTGTGTCTGCTGCGTATCCAGGAATACTCTCTATGATTGTTGCTGTTTCAGGTGAAACCACCATCCAGTTAGCACCACCACGTAGAGTTTTCTGATGAATTGCGTTACTTACACTTTGGACTTTGTTTCCAAGAGTCTGGAACCATTCACCCTTTGTATAAGCATTAGATTCACCACTTG